TTATCGTCTAGCCATTGGAATCTATGTAGATGCTGTCCTGTTTGAGTATTAACGATGTCTGGAGTAATCTGCCGATTCGCAGGATGCGCACAGTTCCATAAAATCACAGAGCTCCAATTCTTTCTAGGATACGGAAGTTGGCGACATCATCCATCTTCAACCCTTCTTTAGGAGTGTAATCATGTTTGACCACCATCACTGCATATTGATCATCCGCCTGAGCAAACAGTTCTTTGACATCTTCAATAAACACAACATCACAGTCCACAAACACAGCCCAACCTTGATAATCTGCTAGATAAGGTACTAGAAATCTTGTGAATGTAAATTCTGTGGAACTAAGAGGATCTACAGTTCTGGTATAGACACCGCTTTCTCTGAGTTCTTTTTGCTTGAGAGGAATCACCTGTGCCGCAGATTGATGTTTGTGTATGCTGTATTCACAGACCTGATATGCGATATCTTCTCTGATATCATAGCCAACAAATACTTTCATCGTCTTTCTATGTCCTCTTCTATGCACTGATCACCGTATTGTATTTCTACAATTTTTAATGGATGGCTGTAAGGATTTGTGAGTTGATGCCATTCTTGTTTAACGATATGTAATTGATCGTGTTTGTTTAATTCTGCAGGAGGTAAATCAAAATTCAAAGGTGTAGCTCTGTTAACAGTTGCCTGACCTTCGCTGACTATCCAAAATTCTGATCTAGATTGATGTCTTTGCATAGAAAGGCTTTCACCGGGATTAACTGTTAACTCTTTAACTTTCATTCCAGGAACTTCATGCAACACACGATAATAACCCCATTGACGTTCAGTCTTAGGTGCTTTCCATTCTTCCAATATCCACGAACTAGAATTTGCCTTATCGAAACCGCCAACTCCGAATGCAAATTCGAGATTGCTATCTACAAACTCCATTTCCGGAATGTTAGCATCTGTGCGGTCCCCGCCATTGGCAAATACAATCCGGTGATCAGGCCAGGTTTGTCTGGCTAATTTTATTGCCTGTTTGGCGCTGCCATCATCGTCGTTGAATTCCAAAACAAAATCTACGTCTTTGATATTTTTAACGATATTCATGCGTTCGAGCCAGGGCATAAATGCTCTACCTTTTTTACGAACCAACCACGCATCAGAATTAACACCTACTACTAGCGTGTCTCCTAATTGTTTTGCGGCTCGGAAGTAGGCGATGTGACCGGAATGTAAAGGATCAAATCCTCCAGTGACAAGTACAATAGTTTTCATGCAGATATTTATCTGCACACATTATGGCTAACCTAAAAGATTGGCTTGATAATATGAAGACTTCGTCAACCACTGATAATAGCGTTCGAAACCTTCCTCAATATCGATCTTTGGCTCAAATCCAAAATCTTGCCGTGCAGCAGATATGTCTAAGGCGCCTCTGCTGGGAAAATCTTGATCTTTATCACCTATGGCGATACTACCATTACCAACTAATTCTACAGCCAATTGTGCGGCTGCGTACAAAGTTTTACTGTGGCTTTTGGTTATATTGTATGTTTTGTTTTTGGTGTTTCCACTCAGCAATGCCTGCACCATGCCCTGGGCTGCGTCGTCGACGTAGGTAAAATCTAGAGTTTCATGAATGCCGTTTACCTTTAATACACCGCCTCTCATGGCTGTGAGTAAAAACTTTGAAATCACGCGATCCTCAACATCTAATGGACCATACACAGCACTAGGCCTAAAAATAGTATGATCAATTCCTTTACGTTGATAATCTCGTACCAGCCACTCGCCTGCCAACTTCATTATACCGTACTGACCTTGCGGACGGCAAACAGCATCTTCTTTGACATAATCTTTGAAATCGCCATATACCATGCTGGAACTGGCATACAGGAATCTCGGACATTGATATTTCACACAGGCTTCTAACAAATTCAGTAGTCCTTCGCTCATGACTTTGGCGCCTTGCGCAGGATCGGCATTAACTACTTTTTGCCGGGGAAATGATGCTAGATGTACCACTGCTGAAGGTCGGTAGTGCCTGAACAACCATTCTACACTATCTCGTTCGCTGATGTCAACACGATGTATTTTATCGGTCGTGATTGATTTTAATCTCTGAGAAATTAGATAATCGATTTCGGCCTGGGGTATAATACCGTAGTTGGTTCTCGTGTCAGTGATTACCACTTGTTCACCGAGATCTTCTAATTTCTTAACTACATGGTGCCCTATTAATCCTAGGCCACCAGTTACTAAAATTGTCATATTAAATTTTTAAACTTTTCTATTTTACTAAAAATAAACCAAGGATTATCTATTTTTGTGCTAGATGGTTTGCTGATTTCTTGCATTTTTAAAAGATTTTTTATTTTGTAATTTGCATATATATATTCTCTTACTTTAACATCTAGGTCCCAGGTCAATTTATTTTCTTTCAATACATTTAGTGCATAATTTTTTATTTCTTTACATATTTCTTTGTGTAAAAATATAATCATCATCCCGCCTTCGTTGCCGTTGGGTTTTATTCTTGTTAGATTAACTGCTTGATATGTTTCCAATAAATTTTCAACTAACTTTATGTCGATTTTATCGATAGCTAATATATCAATGTCGCATACACATACGTGATCATTTTTACTAGGAATGGTTAGCCATCTGCTTAGACAATAGTAGCCCAAGGTATCTTTTTTATTAGTATTAAATTTGTTTTTAATTTCTTGTAATGAAATATATTCTTCTGTGATTATATCAGCTTTTGGACGTTCTTGAATCTCACCTACTATGTTTAAAGAAAATGAAACAGAACTACAATGTTTGTTTATTGACTCAGTAAATCCTTGATAAAATCTTTCTATGTAAAGTGGATCTGCAGACGTATGGAATATCATAATTTCACAAGAGCAACGCCCGCACCATATTCGTGAAAATTAACAATGTTATAGCCTTGTTTTTTAATTTCATCTACTACTTTATGACAAGGCAAATTAAGATCAGGTGATGTGTCATGAAATAATATTACACCGGACTTTTTAATTAGTTTTTTATAGGTGTTCCAATCTTCTAGCGCACCGTTGTAGCTATGATCAGCATCTATATGTATAATATCAAACAATTTATTTTCTAATACAAATTTTTTAAAAGCATCGGCAGTTAATACTTCAACAATAACTATTTCAGGAAACATAGTCCTAAAATGCGAATCTACAGATAGATAATCTGGTTTACCCCAAGTTCCTGTGTTACCATCTACCAGCGTTACGGTACCATCTACACAGGCTTCGATCTGACCACATCTAAATGCTTTTGGTACAAACCCATTTCCTGATCCTAGGACAAGTATGTCCTTAGCTTTCATTGAATATGCAAGACTGAAATATAACATTCCAAACCCATAGTATTCACCATCAGCAAGATGTCCTTTAGAATATTTTCCAAAAGATAAATTATCTTTGATATAATTTTTATCTATCATTTGTATATTAAAATTTTTCTGTCAGGTCTAGGAGGCCAACTTTGTGCAGAAATTTCTTTGTCGTAATATATATGAAGGTCATATTCTAAAGTAGGTTTTTTAGTTCTTTTAATTTCTTCTAAAAATTCTACGTGTCTGTGTAACGTAGTAATTGATTCGAAAATAGCTAGATTTGAATGATCCCAAAGTAATTTCTGTTGAGGACACATAGCCCAGTCTAGACCAAAAATTACTAGGGCATAAGGAGCAGAAATATTGATTTTACTGATATCTATTTCTTGAATTTTTTCTTTATGATGTATAATTTGATTATTTACATCTACAGACATATCAAAATCTGGCTCAATAAGAGTAAAAGTTTTGTCGGTCAAGAATTTGGAAATAGGATTTTTGCCGCATCCTATTTCGATGATATGATCATAATCTTTTAAGAAATGTAAAACACTATACTGTCTTATGAGAAAAGATTCATCATCTAGATAATCCCAGTACATCATAGTGTTGCATCCTCTAGTCCTGCAGTTCTAAGTTTGACGATGTTACTCAACTGCCATTGTTTGATATCTAAGGCTTTGATAATGCCTAGCCATTTGTTGCGTAGCAGAGCAAAGTCATTGATGATCTTTTCAAAATCTACAACATCAGCTTCACCTTCCACAAACTTTTCACAGTCTCTGGAACTGAGCTGACGTTGATAGTTTTCGAGATATTTACGAAAGTGTTGACTACGAAGTCTACGAAGTTCGATATTGAGATATTCTAGGATACCTTCAATCTCTTGGAGCTGGTTGAA